TTCCACACGATGTACGGCACTATCCCGTCCTCTCCCTGTTACCTGCCGCGCGGCGGCTGCAGCGCCGCCTGAATCGACCCGCGGGCCTTGACCGCCTTCCGGCCGGCGTCCACCCACAACTCGCCGAAGTCGCGCTCGCCGATCCGGACCTGAATCACCAGCGGCTGCCCGTCGGCCGCTCCGGCCGGCGTGGGCGCGTACCGGGCGCCGCCGTTGCGGGGGGTGTTGAGCATGGATGCCCAGGCCTGCTGCTGCATGCGGCGGGTGTCCGGCCCGGAGTACACCCGGCTGCCAAACGGCAGGCGCACCAGCTCGGGCTCGTGCTCGCCGACCATCGTCCAGCCGGAGCGCAGACCACCCGACGCCGCGCCGATGATCCCGCCCGACGCCTTCTTCTTGAACGCCGACTCGATCTGCTTCTCCATCGCCCGGGCCAGCTTGTCCATCGACCGGGCGAGCTTCTCCTGCGAGTTGGCCAACTTCTTGACCTGCATCTCCTGCGCCTTGATCGCCGACCCGTACACCGCGTCCGCCGTCGTCTTCCCCGCCGACGTGGCGGACGACGTGATCTGCGACTGCAGCGAGTTCAGCGACCCGATCTCAGACGTCGACGCCTGCAGCAACGCCCCCGCCGTCTCCAGCCCGCCACCGTCCGGACCAGCCTCCGCGATCTGCTGCAGCAGGGCGCTGGAGAGTCCCTTCTTCTTCAGGTCGGCGAGGGCCTTGGAGAACGCCGTTGCCTTGTCCCTGCTCGCCGTGAGCCCGCCCATGACCGACGCGACGGTGATCGGTGTGTCGCCGGAGCCGCCGCGGGTGATGTTGGAGGCGTTGAGCACTCCGGACTTCACCGAGTCGGACAGGGATGCAGCGGCCGACTTCAGGCTGTCGAGCTTGTCCTTGGCCTTCTCCAGCGACGCGGACACCTTGCCGAGCTGCTTCTCCCAGCCGAGGAGCTTCTTCCCGGTGGAGTCGAGGGCGCGCAGGAGGCTGCGTTCCTGCCCGCCGTGCGTCGCCTTGAGGATCGTTGAGCGCCACTGGTTCAGGGCGTTCACCAGGCTGCTGACGCTGTCCGGCTTGCCCAGCGCGGACCCGAACTCGCTGCGCTGATACCCGGCCATCTGCCCGAAGTGGCTGATGGTCAGGTCGCCGCGCGCATCCTTCCGTGCCTGCGACTCCGCCTTGGTGACGCCGCCCCGCGCGAACCCTGGCAGCTTCAATTGGTTGCTGTTGATGGCCTCCAGCAGCGGCAGGTACTTGCGGGTCGACGCCGCGTTCACCACGAACTCGGTGTTCGAAACGCGAGCCGCCGCGCCGGAATCGAAGAACGCGACGATGCTGTCCGAGGTGCCGGAGCCGGGCCCGGTGATGAGGCCGTTGGGCCCGTACTGCACTTCGCCGCCGCCGGCGAGCCGCTGGGAAGGCAGCGCGGACAGCAGACCGCCCGTGGCGGCGTTGGGGCCGCGTCCGCCCTTGCCGGTGTTGATGGTGCGGTGTTCGGTCGTCAGGATGATGCGCCTGTTGTGCAGAGCCTGAACGGCCGCATAGGCGGCCCGCGCCTTGCCGCTGATCCCATCGGTCGCCGACAGGGTGATGCTCTTGTTCTTCAGGCCGTCACGGGCGGACTTGACTGCGTCAATGACATCCTTGGCGATCTTGCCGTTCGCTGTGATTCGGAAGCTGCCGTCCTTCAGACGGGTCACCTTCAGACCAATGTCCTGTAGCAGGCCGACGGCGTCCTTCGTGAGGGCTTTCACCGTGACGCTCTTCGAACCTGGGGTCTTCTTCATCGCCGAGATCACACTGTTGAGGCCGCTGACCGCGTCCTCAGTGCGCATCTCCAGCGTGACCTTCTTACCGCTCGGAATCTTCAGGATTTGATCCGCGAGTTGAGTGGCCTGAGCCTTCGTGAGGCCCATCGCGTCAGCCTGCTTGATCAGCGCATCCCGGCCCCGCGAATAGATCCCGTTGACCGTCTCCCACGACGAGCCTGACTCCCGCGCGGATGCGGCAGCCTCCTCCGTCTTTGCCGCCAAATCACTTAGCGCAGACGCCGCAGTCCGGGCCTTCTCCGAGTTGAGGTCGAGAACCCCATGGTTCATCGACAGGGCGCCAGCGTTGTCCTTGGCGGCCTTGGCTGCCGCATCGATCGCGGCTTCGAAGCCGATCATCCCGCCGAGGCCGGCACGGTTCACGTCGTTGAGGGCCTGGATGGACTGGCGCAGGCCGTCAGCCGACGCTTTCTGCGCGTCGAGTGCCGCCTGGGTCTTCTGCGCCTGACCACCGAACAATCCCTGCGACTCGGCAGCCATTTTCTGTTCGAATGCAGCGTCCGCGAGCGCGTCGTTGTAGTCGTTCGTGAACGTCTTCAGCCGCTTCAGATCGCCGCCGCCCGCAAGCCACGCTTTCTTCAGGATCTCGAACTGAGCCGCTGCCTCCTTCGGCTTCCCCCCACGCACGAGGCTCGCCATGCTCTTGTCCCACGCATCGAGGTTCTTCTTTGCGTCCGAGATCGACGGCCCCGTGGCGATACCGACCCACGTCCCGAAGTCGGACACCATGGAGGCGATCTTGTTGTCGGAAGCCGACTTCGACACCATCGCGATGCTCGACGACATCTCATCGAAGTTAGTCTTCAGCGCACCGGTGACCTTGCCCGTGGACGCCAGGGTGTTCAAGCTCGTCGACAACTCGTCCACGGCCACCGGCGCCTTATTGTCCGACAGCTTGTGCATCGCCACCGCGAGCGCACCCACCACGCCCAGCGCCAGAGCCGCCTTGCCCCCGGTAGACAGCGTGTTCAGCGCCGCGTTCATCCCGGCCAAGCCGCCGCCAGCCGCAACCGCTGCGGCCCGCATAGTCGTAAGCCGCCCACTCAGCGTTGCGAACCCGCCAGCAGCCGCACCGACCCCCGCGCTCGCAAGCTTGATCAGCTTGACCGCGGCGTACACCTGCAACAGATTGCTGATCAGCGACGCCGGCACTGATGCCACGAGCTGAGCCATCGCGTTCACCAGCGAAAGCAGTCCGGGCCCCGCCTGTGCCGCGCCCTCCAGCAGGTTGCTCACAGCCTGAGAGACACTGGTCAGCAGTTCTTTCACAGCTGGGCCCTGCTGACGGGCGTACTCAAAAAAGCTGGCGATGGGACCGGACGCGTTACCTTCCGACAGTGCCCGCATGAACGAAATCGCTCTGTCGGTGGCGCCCTTCAGCGTCTGGTTTGCGAAGTCGCCGACCTTCTTCGACAGCGTGTCGAACGCCCCCGTCGACACCCCACCGCCAGCAACCGTCATCAGTCGTTCAAGCTGCGTACTGGTGCCCTGCACCATAGGCGTCAGCTTCGGAATGACCTGCCCGAGCACCGCAAACGACTTCTCGACCGGCGCCATCGTGAACTTCGCCATCGAGTCCGACCAGTCCGCGGCCTGCTTCCGCAACTGCCCGAGGGAGACGGCCGCACGTTGGGTCGCCTCCGGCATCGTCCCAAGGACCCGCGCCGCCTCTTGCCCAGCCTGGAATGCCTGCTTCGAGCCAGCCCCGTACTGCTTGACCGCCTCCGTGTACTTCTTCTGCGCGTCCGCAGCGGCGGTCATCGAGGTGATCTGCGGCTTCAGCGCCACACCGAACGCCGCCACCGCCAGACCCGCCGCACCAGCCTGAGCAGCAATCGGAGCGAACGACGCTGCCACTGGCACCGCAGCCGGCGCCAGGCTGAGAAGGGAAGCCTTTACGTCAACGAGTGCCGCGGAGATGGCGGACGATGAGCGGCGCATATCCCCGGCCGACGACGCGAACCGCCCGTTCATGTCCCTCAGTCGACCGTTGACGTCGCGGAATCCGGTCGCGGTCTGGTCGTTGACCCGGACTGTGATCGTTACGTCGTCAGACATCGTCCACCTCCCCTCTGTCGTTGAGTGCTCCGCCGAGCTCCTCGATCCGTACGAGGCGCATCAGCTCGGTGTCCTCCGCAAGGAGGGAGGACAGGGTGTAGCCCGGGAACCTCTCCAGGAGCCTGAGGAGGTACCGGGCTCTGGTCAGCTCGCGAGGCTCTCCGACAGTGCTTCCGTCGGGATGGACTCCACCTGGGACGGCTCGCCAGAGGGCGAGCTCCCCGCCAAAGGGTCCGCGTCGTGCACCCCGATCAGCGTCTGAATCCACGCATTGTTCAGCGCGGCGACGAGGTCGTGGTCGAGGGACTTGACCGCATCCATCGAGATCGGGAGCGGCTGCCCCTTGTCGTCTTCGAGGTTCCACGAGATGAGGTGGTCGACGAACCGCTGTACGGGGGCCCCGCCCCCGCTGTCGCCGTCGCCGCCGTCAAGGCCGGTGGCCTGTTCCCACTCGCCGTACGTCATGCCGCGCAGGCGTGCCTCCGCGCCGTGGTACTCGTGGCCCTCGTCGAACTTCACGAGGTAGGTCTTCAGTCTCGCTTTGTAGCCCATGTGCTGCTCCTCTCAGGCCCAGGTGGGGACAGTGCCGTCGGCGAGAGAGCCAGGCGCGGACCAGGTGAGTTCGCCCGAGTCGGAGCGGGTGAGCTGGTAGTCGCTGAAGAGCATCTCGCAGGCGAGGGTGACGCCGTTGACGGTGTTGGTGACGGTGCGCGCCACGCTGGTGGAGGGCACGGTCTTGAACACGTCGTGCGCCCGGTTCGTGGACGGGTTGAACACGCCGTTGAGGGTGATCGACGCATCGGCGAGCAGCAGCAGCCGCTCGTTCGCGCTCTTGTCCACGCCGGTGACGTCCTGCACGCCGCGGGGCGTGGACATCTGCCAGTTGGTGATGTCGTTGCGGATGTCACGCGCGGTGCCGCCCGCATCGTCGACGCTGAGGGTGGTCTGGCCGAGGCCGGTGCTCTTTGCCATGAGAGGTCATCCCTTCTTGATCTCGTCGGCGAGCGCCTGCTGGTGCTCGGCGAAGTCCTCAACCCAGTCGCCCGGGCGCTGATGCAGCCGGGCCTTGGTGCCGCGCGGGTTGCCGCGGTGGTCCCCATCACGGACCAGGTACAGCGGCGGGCGCCCGATCGGCGCCCGGTGCGTGCTGGCCTTGAAGCACGCCTGGCCAGCTTCGAAGACCAGGTACGTCTCGCCCTCGGCGATGGACTGCTCGACGTACTTGCGGCCCGAGGTGCGGGCGG